GATCAAAGGAGGTGGTTAAATGTTATCAAGTCAAGGAGAAATTAAAATTCATGAATTTTTAACATATGGCAATATTCCTTTTGAAGAAGAATATATTTTTGATGATTTAACTGCCGAGAATGGTAAGCATTTGCGGTTTGATTTCTGTTGTTTTGATGATGACGGTAACATTGATTGCCTCATTGAGTATAACGGGCGTCAACATTATGTACCTGTCAGTAAGTTCGGAGGTCAAAAAGGTCTCTTTCGTCAACAACATAATGACACGTTGAAACGAAGATACTGCTTAGAACATGGATACAGGTTAATAACTATCCCGTTCACAGAAGAAAACCGATTAACTTATGATTATTTAATGAATCTAATTAACGGTTATTAGGAGGTGCGGTTTGGCTTTTTATAAAGAAAAGCACCAACGTGATTTTAGATTATATGTTGGTTCGAACTCTCCTACCTCTATTGACTTTTCACAAATAAAAGTAGGGAAAAATACTTTAAAAGGTGAAATTTCAACTCTAATTGATTATCATAAAAGTTCTAATAGTCGTACATATGATAAGGAAACCGTTGAACGAGCGGTTAATAGACGCGATATAAAAGAAATGCGGCGTATTTCAAATTATTTTTTTGAAACAAGCGGTATCTATTCAAGATTATGCCGATACATGGCTTATCTATACCGATATGACTGGACCGTAACGCCACAGCGATATGATGATAAAGTTAAAGACGAAAAAGTTATAGAGGGATGGGTAAAAGCGAGTACATATTTAGAACAATCTGATCTTAAAAGAAATTTTGGATTGTATGCACTTAGCGTTATTAAAAATGGCTGTTATTATGGATATATTTTAGATAAAGGAACAGCTGCTTATTTACAGGAATTACACCCTGATTATTGTCGTTCTCGTTATGAGATTGATGGTATTCCTGCGGTTGAATTCAATATAAAGTTTTTTGATGATTTCTTTACAGATAATGTTTATAAGCTCCGTGTATTAAAATCATTTCCTAAAGAATTTCAAAAAGCTTATATCGCCTATAAAGAGGGTAAATTACCACGAGATTTTAATGGCGATGATAATGGTTGATTTTTACTCGATCCAGCTAAAACTGTGAAGTTTTCCTTGTGTAATAGTGACGCGCCACTATTTCTACCTGTGATACCCGCAATTTTAGACTTGGAAGATGCTAAACAACTAGATAAAGATAGAATGTTGCAACGATTATTAAGAATTATTGTTCAGCAAATGCCAATTGATAAAAATGGTGATTTAATTTTTGATGTTCAAGAAGCAAACGCATTGCACAATAATGCAGTCGCAATGTTAGGTGATGCTATTGGAATTAGTGTTTTAACTACATTTGCGGATGTTGATGTAGCAGATCTATCTGACAAAAGCACATTGACTTCTGTTGATGAATTGGAAAGAGTTGAACGATCACTTTATAATGAAGCAGGCGTTAGTCAAAAACAATTTAACACAGATGGTCAAACAGCTTTGGACAAATCGATTGCTAATGATGAAGCAACAATGACAGATTTATTATTACAATTTAAAAAATATGCTGAACGATTGCTTGTATCATTTAATAGAAATCCCAAGAGATTGAGATATTCTGTGGCTATTTTGCCAACAACAATTTATAACTATAAAGAATTATCTAAGATGTATAAAGAACAAACACAAATTGGGTTCTCTAAATTGTTACCTCAAGTTGCTCTTGGAATGACTCAGCAAGAAATCATTTCTACGGCACTCTTTGAAAATGGAATGCTTGCATTAAATGATTTATTTGTCCCACCTCAAATGTCTTCTACTATGAGTGGAACTAAGGCAGCCGACTCAAGTGGAAAGAAAACAACAGAAAAAAATGATGACGCCCAATCAGAGAAATCACAGGGCGGGAGACCAGAAAAGCCAGATGACGAAAAATCTGAAAAGACAATTCGTAATATTGAGGCTTCTGGCTAAAAATGAGAGTGAGTAATATGTTAAAAAATCAATCAGTTGCTACAATTGCGGCACCTGAGTTTCTTAACATTGAACCTTATAATCCTCTAATCTCTCAGTGTGAAATTAAAGTCCTTTACGTGGGAGAGAACCGCAACGGTTCTTACATCACGGAGGATGTTGCTAAAGACATGGCGAATTCTCTCCCCGGAACACCTATTGTTGCAGCTTTTATTGAAGATAAAGATGATTTTGGTGATCATGGACACGTTATTACAATTGAAGATGGAGAAATAAAGTTCTCTTGTAAGACTCAACCTTATGGTTTCGTTGCTCCTGATGCGAAAGTCTGGTTTAAAGATTTCGTTGATACTGATGAGTTTGGTAATGAAACTACTCGCAAATATCTAATGACAAATGGCTATCTTTGGACGGGGCAATATCCTGAAGTTCAAAAGGCTATTGATGAAGGTTTGCCGCAATCAATGGAGTTAGATGAAGCATCATTGGATGGACATTGGGCGACTAATTCAAAGTCTGGTGTTGAATTCTTTATTATTAATGATGCAACTTTTAGTAAGTTATGTATTCTTGGTTCAGATGTTGAGCCTTGTTTTGAAGGTGCTTCTGTAACAGATAAACAGGTTAGTAAAAATTTTTCTGCTGATCCTGATTTTATGAATACATTGTTTACTATGATGAATGAACTAAAAGATGCTTTACAATATAAAAATGAAGGAGGGTCAAGTATGGATCAAACTGCTCTAGAAATTCAGGAAGAAACTACTGAAGAAGTTGAAGTAGAAGAGACTGAGTTCCAAGCAGAAGATTCTCATGCTGATGACGTTGCGCCTACATCTTTTGCGGAAGATGATGATGAAGAAGGCGAAACCGGTGAAACTGGAGAGACAGGTGAAACTGGAGAGACAGGTGAAACTGGAGAGACAGGTGAAACTGGTGAAACTGGGGAGACTGGTGAGCAAGAAGAAGATACTAGCGCAACAGATGATGATGATACAGGTGAAAAGAAACCTCGTCAGAATCATTCCCTAGAAGAAATTGAAAGTCAGTTTGCAGCTATTCAAGCAGAGCTTGAAGCTACAAAGGCTGAGCTTGAATCTCTACGCGAGTTTAAACTAGGGGTTGAGAATCAACAAAAAGATGAACTTATTGCTAAGTATCATATGTTAAGTGATGAAGCTCGTAATGAGATTTCTGAACATAAAACAGAATATACAATTGAAGAAATTGAGGCTAAACTTGCTTTAGCTTTCGTTAAAGAAAATGTTGATTTTAGCGAAGTAGATGGTAAAAAGTCTGAAACTGAACAACATGAAGATCCTATTACAACTTTTTCACTTGATGCCGCAGTAGACACAACCGTTGTGTCTCCTGTGTTACAAGCATTACGAGATGCTAAAAATAACTAGTTATAATTTTAGAAGGAGGACAGGTAAATATGTCTATTGCGATTTATCGTAAGAGCGAAGATGGTAAGACTAGCGCTGTTGACAATGGTAAAAAAGGCGTAGTTGAGCCTAACCATCTATCCGCTCCTCGCAACGGCCAAGTTTATGCTCAATATGTAGCTGCAAGTGCTATTACTGAGCTTGAAAATGGTATGTTTGTTAAATATGATGCCGCAGATGGCAATCTAAACATGGATAATGCTACTGACGGTTCTTGGTATATGGTATTTAATGAGGAAAAACTTTATGATGAACGTAAGCAGTCACATCGTGATTATTCTATGAAAGCTGCTGATTTCACTGATGGTAAACTTTATCCTCGTTTATTCGCTGTTCAACCAGGCGATATTTATACTACAAATACCGTAGCTGATGCAGCTGCCCTTGCTGTTGGAACTAAGCTTTATCCAAATAGTAGTGGTCTACTTTCTACCACAATTCCTGGTGGTAAGGCTGCATTTGCTGAAATTATTAAGGAGTATACACTTCCTGATGGAATTACTCCTGCTGTAAAAATTCGTATTATTGCCGATGCCGAGTAATTAGTGAGAGGAGAGAAACATGGAATTTAGTGATCTAAAGAAACTTTGTGTTGCTGCATTCGGTGCTGAAAAGAATGCTCCTGTTGCTTATTCTTGCGGCGAAGAGAAATATACTTCCGCTGAAGTCTCTAAGGCTGTAGCGAAAGAATTCCGTGAACTTTGCGGTTATGTTGAAGGTAAAGGTTGCAGTTATCGCACATTTAAGAAAAATGAAAATACTATTTTTGAGTTAATTGAAGAAACTATTACTGAAGTTCTTCCTCCACGTGTTGAAGCTCAGTATCAACAGTTTGCTGAAGTTAAAACTATTCCGCAGGGTGATCGTGCAATTTTCCGTGTCAAAGTAACTGATGCGGCTAAGCGTCGTGCTAAGACTTTTGTTACTCGTGCTGGTCTTGCTGGTCGCTATGAAACCTTCATGCTTGATGGTAAAGAGTTTGAAGTTCAGACAAGTGCCATTGCTGGTGCTGCTCGTATCGGCTTTGAGGAATTCCTTGATGGCCGTTGGGAGTTCTCTGAATTTACCACTTTAATTATGGAAGGTATTGATGAATATATTTATCAAGAGATTATTAATCAACTTACTACTCTTGCATCTAATCTTCCTGCTAAGAATAGGGCTACTGGCGCAGGTTTCGTAGAAGATACTTTTGATGATCTACTTGCAGCCATTGATACCTATGGTAAAGCAACTATTTATTGTACACAAGAATTTGCCAATAAGATGGTTCCTTCTGATGCTCGTATGAGTGGTGATATGAAGAATCGTCTATGGGACAATGGATGGTTAGGTAATTATAAAGGCCATAATGTAATTGTTCTTGCTCAGTCTTTCACTGACATTACAAATACTACTAAAGTTGTTAATCCTCAAATTGCTTACATGATTCCTACTGGAAATGTCAAGCCAATTAAAATTGTTTTTGAAGGTCAAGCTCAAACTCGTTCAGTAGAAGAT